TGCTGGTGGAATTTGCGATCCTGAAGGCGCTCAAAAGTTCGTCGACGTTCGGTAGCTTCTTCGCGTCCGCACATGGCAACGCATTCTCAGGCGCAACCGGTTTGCCGCAGGGCGTCTATCCCGCAGGGCATCCGATGTATTTCCCGATGGGCCCCGGCAATGGCCCGCTCACGCGTTTTGCACACGGGGGCACGATAGGCGTGCTGGCCGAAGGCAACAACGCCGAAGCTATTGTCCCACTCATGCGCCACGGTGGCGACCTGGGCGTCAAAGCCTCGCCCGTGAATATCGTGGTGAACAATACGATGGCCGATAGTGCCAACGTGGAAGTTGCCGAGACGAACAAGCCGGACGGCTCGAAACAAATCAGCCTGACGATTCGCAAGGAGATTCGCGCGGCTATGTCTGACGGCAGCATGGACGCAACGATGCGGGGCAACTTTGGCTTGTCGAGAAAGGCGGTGCGCTGATGGCCTACGCTGGCACCGTGGCAACGCGTCCGCTAGAGATATCGGGAGGCCTGCAAACCTGGACGGAAACAACCGACCCGAATGCGCTCTTGCGTTCGGCGATGGATAGCGCGCAAACCATCAAGGTACGTCGCCGCGTCACACACCCCATTCGCATGGGGCAAGCTTCCGTCACAGTGCCCGCAAATTTGGTGGCGCTCTATCGTCAATGGTTCGAGGTTTCGTGCCAAGGCGGTGTGTTGCCGACGCGTTTCATTTTCCCGCCTGATTGCCTGGAGCAAATCTGGAGATTTTCCACGCCGCCGACCTATGACTGGGTCGACGCGAAGGCCTGCCGCATTTCGTTCAGTCTCGAAAAGCTGCCGCAGTGGGTGGATTGATATGCCACTGACACCGGGCGCGACCCCTCTTGTACAAGCCACATCCTCAGAGATTGTTTTTCTGTCGCTGCTGACTTTCAGTCTGCCCGGCAAGACGCCGTTACGCGTCGTGAACAACTCGGTGGACGTGGTCTCGCGCGGCAATACATTCACGGCTTTTCCGTTTTCCATTACCTTGCCGAACGATGACAGCGAAAAGCTGCCGACAGTCTCGCTTCAGATTTCAAACCTGTCGGGCGAAATCATGGATTTCGTACGCAGCCTGCCGCAAGCGCCGCAACTATTGCTTGAAATCATCACGAACGTTGACTTAAACGTTGTCGAAAAGTCGGTCGGCTTCCTGAAGATGGAACAGATTTCGTACGACGCATTGAACATAACCGGCGCTCTGACAGTGGAGAACATCCTTTCGCGTCGCTTCCCTGCGGGCGATTATTCGCCCGTGGAATTCCCTGCGCTGTTCGTGGTGTGATGATGAAAAGCCTTGTCGACTATGTGGGAATCCCTTACGCGCCGCGCGGCAAACCGCCTGTGTCGGCAGACTGCTGGTCGCTGATTGCCGACTATGCAAAAACGATCCTCGCGCAAGAGTGGCCGCCGTACCTGTATGACACCGCGCACTACATGACGGACGCCCGCCGCATCATTGCTGCACATATCTTGGAGCCGGGTGCATGCTGGGAGCTGGCCGAAACGCCCAAGCATGGCGACGTTCTGATCTACAAACTAAAGGGCTTCCCGGTGCACTGCGCGGTTTGCCTGGACAAAGGTTTGATGCTGCACACGATGCGCGGGCGCAATAGCACGATTGAGCCGCAAGAGACGTGGCGCGAAAACCTCGTGGCAATTTTCCGGTGGAAGGGTACGCCATGAACGCGCCCGAGGTGGTTCAAGCTCTCCCCGGTATGCGCCTATCCGAAGCGCTGGCGATAAGCTGTGCGCCTGAATTACTGGCCCGCAATGACATCGTGATTCTGAATCATGGTGTTGAAATCCTTGACCCCGAAAATTATTACCTTCACGACGACGACCGCATTCTTGTGGGCGTCCTGCCGCAGGGTGGTGGTGGCGACGGGCAAAGCAAGGGCATCGGCCAGATTATTGTCGGTATTATTCTAGTTGTGGCGTCATTTTATACCGGCGGCACGGCCCTTGCCGCTTATGGCCCATCAATGTTGGCCGGTGGTGCTGGTTTGATTCTAGGTGGTCTTGCCGGCCTGCTCATTAAGCCGCCCACGGTTGGCACGCAGGCCCGGTTAGGTGACGCCGACAGGGGCACGGCCTCCTATGGCATCACGGGGCAGAGCAACGCCCCGCGCCCCTATCAAGCCTGCTTGAAAATCTACGGGCAATACAAGATTTTCCCGGCACTCGCGGCAAATCCGATCATTACAAGCGTGGGCATTGAATCGACAATCGCCGCAATCTATGATTTCGGGATTGGCAACGTTGCGGTGTCTGACATCCGCGTAGGCGACACAACGGTCGGTCAGTTTGATCCCGAGCTGCGCCTGCACACTAATGTCATTGACATAAGGCCGGAGCTTTGCAACCGGAAAGTTGCTTACGATCAGTTCGCCTTTGTCCTGCAACAGAATGACCCGCTAACTGTTACGACCAATGCGCAAACGTGGCTGGCTGAGCTGACCCTTACGTTCTCGCAAGGTCTGGTGCAGTACAACAACACGGGCGACCCGGTCGCGGCATCGGTTGATTTCTATGGCCGGTATCGTGAAGCGGGCGGTGGGGCCTGGACGGACATTCTCCCGTCACAAATCCTGGGCATGCCTTGTGTCAGGCGCGACGATCAAAACGGCTTCGATTACACCGTAGTCGTTGGCGAAGAGGGGTACGTTCAATACACAATCGAACAGGACAACGAAAACAGCACCACGCACGAACAAGATATTTTTACTTGGCGCGGCGATTTTATGGGCTTGACCGCTCCTGGTGATCCACTACAAAAGACCGGCAATTTTTTCGGGTATGACAACCCACTTTTAGAGCGCGGGGCTGTTAATCCTGACAACCCTAATTTGTATGCATTGAAAGTTACCACGTCAGTGCCGCACTACGACACGTCGACGGGCTTCAGAATTGTCGACACGGCTACACGGCCAAAGTCCGCGTCGATAAACATCCAGTTTCCAACGGCGGGACAGTACGAAATCGAGCTGACGCGCATCACGCCCATTTCAAACGACACAAAGCTTTTCAACACCGCAGCGTTAACGATGCTTAAGTCATCCGTTGTCGGTGAAATGTTCAAGTTGCGCGCACCCCACACCATGCTTGAGCTGAAATTGCTCGCATCGGAAAAGGTGTCAGGTGTCATTCAGAATCTGTCGGCCATCGCGGTATCCGTCCTGCCCGCCTATGACGCGGCCGGTAATTTCACCGGGAACTATGCAACGCGCAATCCGGCATGGTGCGCACTGGACGTTTTGATAGGCAGCGCTACGCCGAAACCCGTGCCGCTCTCGTTGATTGACTGGCCCTCCTGGTACGCGTTGGCGGTCTTTTGCGACACGCCGCGGAACTGGATTATCGACGGAGTGCCTGTTAGCGCGCCGCGCCACACCTGTGACTTTGTTGTGGACTTCGTTGCCCCGGTGAAAGAAATTGTCGAGTCGATTCTTTCCTGCTGCCGTGCATCGTTGATCTTTACGCAGACTGGCAAATACGGTGTGCTCATTGACCAGCAAAACAACCTGCCGCGCCAACTCATCACCCCGTCAAACTCGTGGAACTTTGCTGCCAGCCTGAGCTATGCCGACGAGGTGCACGCGCTCCGCGTGTCCTTCATTGATCGGGATCGGGAATACCAGCGACAAGAGGTGATTGTTTATCGCGACGGTTACGACGCGAGCAACGCCACGCGTTTTGAAGAGCTGGGCACGGCAGCTATCACGGAATGGTTTCGCGCCTGGGCGTACGGTCGATTCATGTTCGCGCAATCCATCATCCGCCGTGAGCCGTTCACGATATCGATGGACATCGAACACCTCGCCTTTCAGCGTGGCGATTTGGTGCTCTATCAACATGACGTTCCGAAAATTGGCGGCTACTCGTCGCGCGTCGTGCAGGTGTCCGGGAACGCTGTCACCATCGGGCAGGACTTGAGTAGTGCCCCGACTGCATACACCGCCCGCCTGCATGACGGAACGTTGCGACAAGGCGCCGTAACGGGTGCTATCGATTCCAACACGTTCACGCTCGACAACGCCGCAGGCATTCAGGCCGACGACTTGATTGTGCTGGGCATCGTGGATCGTGTGACAAGACCCTATCTGGTCATGAGCATCACGCCGCAAGCGGACATGGTGGCGCAGATCAGCCTTTGTGCTTACGACCCTGCACTGTATGACGCTGACATCGGTGCGTTGCCTACGTGGAACCCGGCATGGGGCGACAGTTTGGTCAACGCAACAAACCTTGCCGTGACGTCGGTAACGTTGACGAGCGTGCTTAAACACATCGACCGCCGACCTCTGCAAGAAGTCACCATCGCATTTACGGTCAATTCGGTTTTTTACGCGTATGCCGAGATATGGCTGAACATTCCGAACCAGCGCCCCGAGCTGGTTGACCGCACTGAAACGCATCAAGGCTTGCATTCGTTCAGCCTGATAAGTTCCTATGAAATGAACCTTGCGCAGTTGTCATACACCGTGACGCCTTTTACAAACACGGGTTTGCAGGGCACAAGTATGACGGCTTCGACTGTGCCGATGAAAAACGGCCCGCCCTCCGCGCCGCCTGCTTTTGATCTGGATGTAAAGCGCGAAACAATCACGCTGATCTGGTCAGAGCCTGCCGACCAAGACATTCTCGGTTATGAAATTTTGTATGACCCGCGTTTTGGAGGCGCAGCTATTGGGGGCGCAACGCGTTTAACGCCTTCTATTCCCTGGCCCGCCCGCACGTTCGAGGTGCCGCTGCGACTGGGCCATTCTTTTCTCCGTTCAATTGATACGGCGGGCCAGCGCTCCCCCGATTATGCGGTCGCCTTCACGCCGACCGATACGCTGTGGAATCTCAATGTGATTACCACATGGGACGACGACCCAGAAGGCTGGCCCGGTATCAAGTCAGGTTTTGTTGTGAGTGGGGCCAATTCTGATTTGGTGTCGCTGCCTTTGGCGGATGGGTCATACCCTGCCCGATCGGAGTATTACTACTTTCAAACCTATGACGGGGGCGAAATTTATCAGACGCGATTTACATCAAAAATCGTGGCTGCGGCGTATAACGCGACGTCGTTCATGTCAGCCTGGATACCGCTTGCCATAGCACAACCGATTGGCGGGTGGGAAATAGATGGCTCTGGCAACCAAGCATCCATCGGGGATAACGTTGACGTGTGGCATGAGATACGCTGGATTGATGCATCCGGCGCGATGATTGAATGGGTGCCGCTTGCCATTGCTGATCCTATCGGTTGGGGGCGGTCAGACGTCGGCGTGTGGCGCCATTTTCAGGTGGGTGATTATATTGGCCGCTTGTTCCAGTTTCGCATCGTGGCGGAATATCGTGGCGGCGCTCAGAAACCGAACGTGGGCGTGGTTATTGGCTCGGCAATTATTGAAATTGACATGCCTGATCGCACAGACGGGCAATACAACATACTCAGTCCCGCTGCTGGATTGGACGTGATATTTAACCCGGCGTTCAAGGTGCGGCCCGCTCTTTCAATCACGCCTGATTTGGCGCAATCGGGTGAGCGTTACGCAATCACCGCAGCAAGTGCAACAGGGTTTCGCATTCAGTTTTTCAACGCTGCCGGAACTGGCATCGCCCGGAACTTCGACTGGATTGCAAAGGGCTATGGTGCACGCGGGACAACTACTCTAACCGGGATGTATCAAGGTGGGCCACTGCATGCCAAGCCATCAATCAACAGACAACTCGCGCGGCCCGGTGATGGCCCGTTCATCGTTCATTAGGAGGGCACCATGTCACAGTTTGATTTTGGCGTAATTGATCCGCAAGTCAAAACAGGCTCGCAATTAGCGGCTGATTTGAACGCGTGGCGCGATGCTTTGAACACCGTGCACATGGGCGCAGCGCGTCCCGCCTATGCTGTCGCGGGAACCCTTTGGATAGATTCGTCAACACCGCCCGCGTACAAGTTGAAAGTGTTCGACGGCGTGGCAG